AATAAACCAAAATGAAATTAATCCAAACTCTACTGGACAGCACCATTTCTCTCAAATCGCTGGGAGTGGGTGTCTGTGTAGGTGGTGCCGCAGTTTTACTGTGGAGGCACCGGGAGCGCGTGTTGGGCTATGCAGCGATAGGGCTGTATCCCAACGTTTTGGTAAATACCCCCAGCCGTGTGATCCAGAATCTAACCATGGATCACACTAGGAGGGATGTGAGACGAGATTTCTACCCAATTGATAGTCTCGAATCCACAGAGCCAACACGGACTTCAGATAACGGTCATCCAGTTTCAGGTGCCGTTCGTGATTGCGCAAGGCGCACTATTGATCAAGCGTTGCTTGCTTCCGGTTTAACTAAGCTGGAAATTTCACCATCCGATCGCTCAAATTGTGATCGCTCAATAGTGCAATACTACGCACCGAACGACTTGGAACGCCCGATTTCTGACGCGAAGCCAACTGCCACTGATGTGATAGTTGGCATTGACGTCGATTATTACATCAAAGATTTCGGAGAAGTTTTCGGAATGTTGGCCCCATGCATATTTCATACATTTCAGCCCCAGGCTGTTGCCGGTAAAGATGGTGACGCCTTTTATAGGGTGAAAGACAACAAAGTGGTGTATGAGGTAGGCGGTGGTAACGTCTGGTCCCATAATGTGTGGGATTGGGCCGTTTCAGGTGAATTCATTGAGACTGATGTTGTCGGCAAGAATTGGCTTGAGCGTTTGGGAAGAAATCTATTGTGGACACTTGGTTTACATCAGGTTGTGTTCACAAAAGTGCATCACTCACGACCATGGAAGGCATGCCCCCATAGGTTGTTTGTCTGGACGATCCCGCAGTTTACTGTGTGGAAATGGCGGTTTTTACCAACCAATCTTGGAGCTCGAAGGTTGAAGCATATTACATATGCCGATAAAACGAGACCCGGATGGAACTCCATTGTGTATGTCAATCAGGAAGGAAATCTGAGAATCAACTTTGGCCGTGATGGCGAGGATGCCACTGTTGATTTGTTGAAGGAAGATTTTGACATATTAATGGGGCTCCAATCACAGCAATCAGTTACAAGTCGCATGATTGGAATGAAGTATACTGACTCCAAGATTTTAGCCTTAACTGGACAATATTACCGAAAAGGCGTGTCTGAAATGCCAGATCCCGCCAGGCTGGTGAGGTCAACGGTTCCGAAAGTCCATTGGCCTATAGCCACTGAAGCTGAACAGCCCGAGGTTAGTAGCCGGCAGTATTCAGCACCGCTCGTCACTGATCATAATTTGATGCCTATGATTAAACGATGGGAAGCAATGTCATTGTCAATCGACAGACGGGTCACCTTTTACAAGAA